TTAAGACAGCCGCGGATAGATGCCAGGGCCGATCGGCAGTCCCACCAGATACCAGCCCACCAGCAACAGCAGCCAGACGGCGAGAAAAATCAGCGGGTAAGGGAGCACCAGCGAATAGTAGGTGCCGAGGCGGGCATCCGGCCGGTAGCGCTGTAGAAAGCCGAGAAACAACGGCACAAACGGTGACACCGGCGCCAGCGGCAGCACCGATGAATCAGCGATACGAAACAGGATCTGCGCAAACGCCGGGTGAAAGCCCAACAGCATAAACATTGGCACGAAGATCGGCGCCAGAATCGACCAGATGGCCGAGCCGCTGGCGATAAACATACACAGAAAAGCCGACAGCAGCGCAAGGCCGACAAACGCCGGAACACCGTTCATGCCTGAACTCTCCAGCAGGTCCGTCAGACCGACGGCCATAAACTTGCCCATGTTGCTCCAGTTGAACATGAAGGGAATAAATAATTAAAACAATAGGATACGTTGTTTTGGGGTTCTATTGGGGTGCCGCGTGATGCAAAAATAAAACCGGATGCTACATAATGTGCGGCATCCGGAATTGAAGTTACAGTGTAACTAATGATCGCTTTTCATCTTTTCCAAGAGGTCCCGGCCTTTCTTCAACTGCGCATCAATGTGATTCGCAAGGTCTTGAATGTGGATCATGCGCGGTGCTTTTTGGCTTTCTGCGGCTCGGAAAGTTGGAATGGGGATCTCGCCCATCGCAGCGCGTTTTTCCGCTGTTGCCGGTTTCAGCCCAAAATACTTTTCACATACCTGGCTGAGCGGAACCGTAGCAGACCCGTATTCGGCCATTAACAAAAACATCGTGTTCATCTTCACCTCATACCACAATCAGGCCACGACAGTGGCGCCACAATTCAAATTCTCTTTTCATGTCGCTAACTCCGAAACAGCCAGGCAATGGCGAACGCACAGCCGACGATGCTGAATGCCGTAGGCCAGTCCATCACTTCACCTCCTGCGGGGCGGCCGGCAGCGGCATCCAGTGAGTTACCAGCACGTGCTCTATGCAGCATGCTGCTGGCGCATCAAGCCTGTCGAAAAACAGCCCTGAGTGCTTATCGAAGAATGATACAAAGCGATGGCCCATTTTGTTTATGGTGAGCACCTCCTGCTCATCATCCGGCATCCGCTCGCTTACCGGAATCCATCCAGGAATAATTTCAGGAATATTTTGTGGTGCGTTTTGTGGTTGCGGGGCGGCTGCGAGCATGGCTTTATAACCAGCAACGTGGCCGCGCCAGTTCGCGACCTCTGATAACCAGGCGTTTATCATCGCTTCTGTCGGCTCCTTCGGCACCATCACGTACCCCTCTGGAATTACCGGAGAGTTGCCAGCGTTGAGCAATCGCTCCATGATTTCGACCATATCTTCTGGCGGAACCTTGCAGGACTGGCCGATGTGCCTCTGCTGTTTGGCGTATTCGAGAATGTGCTCCAGTTTGTTGCGGTTGATCATGACTTACCTCCGCTAAGCATGGCGGCGCGGAGTGTGCTTGCGATATCGCCATCAGTTTCGCCGTATGCATCTTGAGCCGCCGCTAGCATGTCGCCGTTCGGCTCGACAGGAACCATCACGTAACCATCCGGAATTCCCGGATAGTTGCCGATTATCGACTCAGCTTTTTTTTGCAAGGAAACCAGATCTGGCGCGGGATTGATGCTGGTTAGCGACTTCTCATCGACACGGTCGACAAGTTGTCGTTCGAGCATGGCGGCGCGGCAGGCGTTCCAGCCCTTCACCTCAGCGATGGCTGCTACTGCATCCACGGCGTACATGCTCAGTGTATTTGGAATTGGTTTTTCCTCCGGCACTACCGTCGCTGGCTGCGCGTTAGCCGCCGAGCGGAGCCGGAATGGCAAGTCGAACCAAACACATGCACCCGTCCTGTCTTTAGTAGTAAGCAGGTCTTCAATTGCTGATGCTGCGGTATGAAGCAGGTCTGCGCTGACTACCGGCGCTGGCGGCGCTGGCGGATAATTTGCCAGCATCCAACTAATGACGTAGTCGGCCTTGAACCGCTCAACCGGAAATCCTTCATTCCAGTCACGGAAGTGATAGATAACTTTTGCCAGCTCAGGTTGAAACGCCACCGGCTCGCTCTCAACTACCGGCTGCTGCGCGTGGCGATAGAGCTTCGTCCCGTATGGCATCTGCTGAATGCCGACAAGCGGTCTAATCTCTCGCTCCCCAAAGGCTTCGGGGTCGCCATAAATTGAAACCACTTCTGCCACCGGCTCGCTGTCCATTGCGGCCAGCGCGATGCGAGCCAGCTCCTCAGCCTCTTCAGCTGGCAGCATTACGTTGCTTCCGGCACCATAGGTTTCACGCCATGATTTAATTTTTGCCAGGCGTTCTCTGGTTATGGTTGATTTGGTCATTGGGCTATTCCTCCACGCTTATATCTACGGAAACTTTCATCTTCCCTGCGGTGACCTCAAAGCCAGTAACATCCGCATTAAGCATGTATTCCGAGATAACAAGGGCGAGTAGTTTCAATTTGGCGTCGGTGTTGTTGCCGTTCAGTTCTTCCAGGAGCTCGACAACCGGCTCCATGTGTTCACCCATTTTCATCACTCAGCTTTCACCTTGAAGCCAGCAGTATGAGCCGCCAGGCATTTATTGAACCCTTCGTTGTTATTAGCCAGCCCAAGATTCCAGCCAGCAGTTAAGCCAGCTCTGTAGGCGCTCTCCTGCAGGTTTTCTACAGTGACGGCGTGGGACTCGTCATCCAGCGGTGGCAGATCTGGAGTGCTCACGCCAAACAGTGCAGCCAATGCGCGATAGTTCTGCTCGCTGTGATAGCGACCTTTGCAGCGGACCAGTTTTTCGGCTGCTGCGTTTATGGTCTGCGCCTTCTCCAGTACCTCTACCAGCGCGAGGATGTTTTCCGGCGTTACAGTTCTTTCCCAGCGCTTCTTGGTGTGTCGCTCGGTCAGGCGATCACACTCTTTCGCCCATGATTTGACCTCTGCGAGAAGGGCGTCACGTTCGGTGCGCGTCTGGCGCAGAGCTACATTCGAAACATCGAGGACGGTAGCCAGTTCCCTGATGATTGCTGCCTGTGCTGGTGGCATAGTTTTGGCTATTTCGTACGCCTGTTTAATAAGTTGATTTGCTGTCTTAGCCATCTTTCGTTCTCCATCTGACGCGCTGCAACGCGTAAATTTAGGGTGCAGCAACCCACCCCATGAGAGTGGGTGAATAGCTGTTTAAAATTTCTTGCTGATGGGGGGGCCGCCACTGCAATGGCGGCACGTTAGTTCTCCACACAACAAAAAGAGCACTGAAGCACTGGAAACTCACTTGACTAACACAGTGCTTTTTCCTGTTGTGTGCCGGTCTTTCCCGGCTGTCATCGTGCTTCCTCTGTTTGCCACGCTGGGCCGTCTACTTCCGGCTGTCACTACCGTCGAGAGTGCTGGCAGCTCACTGACCTGATAACTCCCAGGATCAACTGGAGTGATTGTTATCGCTACCAAAGCGCCACTGTCCAGGACATTTAAAAGGACCGTCTCCAAGTGGTAACTCTTCCAGTCCCGATAAACCTCCTCAGTAGAAGGGGACTTATCGGGAATGAATGTTGTGACACCAGATCGCTAATCTGCTTACTTCCCGCCGCTCTGTTTTGGTATTGGCAACCAGCTGCTGTTGCTCAGTCGATTTCCAGGTCTTTGCGTCGAGCGGCGCTGCAGTACGCTTGTACACGTCACAACGAGCAGAGCACTGATACGATTAGCTATTGCGTTCGGATCGGCTTACGGCTTGTGTGTTTGCCCGTTCACCGCCAATGCTCTCATCTGTTGCGTCCCGGACTCTTCCCGGGCGTCACACCTTTTCGCCGTGCTGGTGGGGCGCACGTCGTGCCTGAAACACTTAGCTTGCACATGGCGCCGCCAAGATGACATAGTCCATCAGACTCACTTGATATTAGGTTTTGCCTAATGATATGTCAATAGGCTTAGCCTAATGTTTGTCGGCAGTCAAAAAAAATCCCGCATAAGCGGGATTTGTGTGAAATAAAGCTAGTGTTTTTATGATTATGGACGACGCTTTCTGAAATTCTCATCATTCTGTACATATTGTAAAGAGTCAAGGATTAAACCTGAAATCCTTAATACATCCTCGGGATGTTCAATGAAAATACGATTGTTATCATGTTCAAGTCCGGCTCTTTTAATTTCATTACCTGTTATTTCATTGATATCAATTGGTAACTGTATGTTTGAGCGGTTCTTCTTGTCATAATAGCGAACCAGCCAGCGGTTTGTTTTTCCTTGGAAAAGAATAGAGTAATATGACTCTGTGTCTTTGGCTTGAAGTTCGTATGCAGGACCTATAATAGAACAGATTTTTTCAAATAAAATTCTTTCATTATAGGTTGTTACGATGTTGGGATTCTCTGCATCGACAATATCTGCGCGCTCATCAATTACATTATTGTCAGTTACATCAGCAGGGGATTCTAATTCAGGAATAGATGTTCTTGATGAAAGACCAGAAACAACCATTTCACTTACTGACCTCTCTACGGCCTGCCTCACCAATGGAGTTATTGTTTCTATAAATCTTTGATTTAATTGACGACCAATGTTTGCTCGTCCTGCAACATATCTAACAAATTCATGATCTACTTCCCGAAGGCTTGTACTCACAACTTTAACAAATGCAGAAATATATACACTCTCTTCTGCAAGTGTTCTTAAGGCCTCTGGTTTGAATTTGTCATGCCGGAATCTAAATAATTGCTCAGCATCAGAATCTTTAATGTCATCCATCATGATTCGTAAAAATGGCGTTGAATCCATTATGTTTTTCTCATTGAGATCCGTAAAAAAACGCCATTCAATGCCATTAGTAATTGCTGATATTGTTACCTCAGGAGTAGAATTAAAATACCTAGATAATTGAGGGCAATGGTTGTCCATTTTTTCTTTACAACCTTTGGCCTCAATAAACATAACGGGAACACCTTGGCAGAATAGAGCATAATCTACACGCTCACCCACTTTAACACCAGGGAAGTCCGCACCATATTCAGCTTTGACTTTTTGCGGATCATATGCGTTAAAGCCTAGGATGTCCAAGAAAGGAAGTATCAAAGCCTGCTTGGTTGTCTCTTCCGTTGTGCAGTGTTCTCTAACATTTTTAACATGTTCAATGTGATTTTTAAGACGTACTTTGAAGTTTTCCATGCATCCTCCATGCAAAGTGAAAACCTGCTGTTAAATCAAAGCAAATCACAATCCCCGGATGGGCTTCATACAAGCCAATCCCCCACAGGGATTGAGTTATGCAAGTGAATCAATCTCAGAGCTTTTAACATGTATGGAGCTTAGAGATATTGTCCGTTAGACCATATAAGCTTAAGCTCTGGCTTTCGTTTGTTTTTTTCCATCTTCCTCCTGCTCTGCCCATCTCCTTATCTTCATCTCTAGTGAGTCTAAATATGCTTTAGCGTCGCTATCTACCCAGCCAGGTATACGCTGTCCTTGCTCTAAGAGGACAAAATCAATGATAGCCTTTTTCTCTCTCGAAGCCTTATTATAGAGTTCGTCAATAGAACCATTTTTAACTATGGGATCTGTTGCGGGCTCACATGTATCAGTTAGCGGGTATCCTTTTAGTCCCCAGTGCTCGGGGCCCACAACATCAGAAAAGTAGTTCCAAAGCTCTGGTAGCTTCTCTTTCGATATGGAGCCTTTATTGATCCAGTCATGGATTGATGGGGGTTTTATTTTGAAATGACGTGCGATTTCCGCCTTACTCTTGGCAGAACCTATTGAAAGCTTCTTGTCTATGGCCTGCTCGATCGCTCGGCCCAATTCTTTACCACTAAGCATTGCCTAATAATCCTCATAACCTTTAGCTTAGGCAATTCCTATTGATTGTTTATTAGGCTTAGCCTAATATCTGCTTGTGTGGAAATCATAGGAATCCGTTTATGAGAAGTAGCCTTGAAGCAATCAGTGAAGCCTGCCGCATTGTTGGGGGACAAGCCGCTTTGTCAAGGAATCTAGGCATCTCATCACCAACAGTGAATCAATGGACAACGGGCATTAGGCAAATACCTGCGGAACGATGCCCTGAGATTGAAAAAGCCACTGGTGGTGCTGTCACCTGCGAAGAGCTTCGTCCTGACATTGACTGGGCCTATTTAAGAGGTACAGCAATGCGAAAGCTTAATGCCACTGCATCAAATTTGTAACTACCACCCGAGTTTGAAAGGAGTAGGTATGAACCTCAAAGAAGTCGTGAAATCTATGTGCAAAGCATATCCAGGTGGGCGCGAAGCAATGGCTGGCGCACTGGGAATGACGGTGACGCAGTTCAACAACAACCTCTACGAGAAAAACGGCTGTCGTTTCTTCGAAGTCAGCGAGCTGGAAGCGATGGAGGACATTTCCAACACGTCGTTACTGGCTGATTACTTCGCTCGCCGCCGTGGTGCTCTGCTGGTGGATGTTCCGCATCTGGAAGAGCTGGATCGCGTGGACTTGTTCAGCCGGGCAATGCGTACCTCTGCCGCCAGAGGACAGGTTGATCAGATTATCGAACAGGCACTTGAGGATGGGGTAATCGAAAGACATGAAGCTGAAGAAATCATGGTGCATCACCGCCGCCACCTGGCTGCGCGTGAAGAAGAGATCGCGGCAATTATCACGTTGTTTGCACGCAAAAAGAAGTGACGCCAGCGAGTTGCAGCTCCTGGCGTCGTGGCGTCTCGTTATCAGTGGAGATTACTAACGCATGAACAGTTTATCAACACAATACCGCAGGTCGCAACTTGTAGCGCGGCCAGTTCCTGGTGGAGCAGGACCGGTGCAGTTCGTGTATGGGGTAAGAGTACCAGGCGGATTCGAACCTGTCTGCTACCAGTTTGCTCAGTGGGTGGTAGGGGACTTTAACGGCCAGGCGGAGAAAGTATGCGAGAGCTCAACCGATGGTTCAGAGATCACTACGGTGTCCCGGTCAGGGTCATACGCTGGGAGCCCCAAACACAGCGCGTTATATACCTGCGTGAAGGGTACGAGCATGAATGCTTTAGCCCCCTCGAGCAATTCAGACGTAAATTCAGAGAAATAAAGGACGATCATGAGCACTAAATTAACAGGATACGTCTGGGACGCTTGTGCATCTTCGGGGATGAAGCTATCCAGCGTGGCAATCATGGCGCGCCTGGCTGACTTCAGCAACGATGAGGGTGTTTGCTGGCCTTCTATTGCGACCATATCCCGTCAGATTGGCGCTGGTGAAAGTACTGTCAGAACGGCGATTACTGCGCTTGAGAAAGAGGGATGGCTCACCCGTACGCAACGCCGCAACGGCAACCGTAATGCATCGAACGTCTACCAGCTCAACGTTTCCAAACTACAGAAAGCGGCATTTTCTCACCTGTCAGTTTCTGACACATCAAAATCTGACACGTCAAAATCTGATGCGTCAAAATCTGATGCGTCAAAAATTGACCCCTCAAAATTTGAGGCGTCGGAATCCATCAAAAAAACCAGTTTTGACCCGTCAGAATCTGGTGGGGATCCGTCAGTAAAATCAACTACTGATCCATCAGATATAAATCCTTCTTGTCCGGACGCTTCGCAACCGGACGAACAGGGCTCTGCTGATGAATTTCTGTCACGACATCCTGACGCGGTGGTGTACAGCGCGGCAAAGCGGCAGTGGGGCAGCCAGGACGATTTAACCTGCGCCGAGTTCATTTGGGGAAAAATTATCAGCATGTACGAACTGGCTGCTGAAAGTGATGGTGAGGTAGTTCGCCCTAAAGAACCAAACTGGATCGCATGGGCGAATGAGGTTCGCCTGATGGTGATGCAGGACGGGAGAACCCATAAACAAATTTGCTCACTTTTCAAGCGCGCCAACAAAGATTCGTTCTGGTGTAAAAACGTACTCAGCCCGTCGAAGCTTCGGGAAAAATGGGATGAGCTGTCGTTAAAACTATCTGCTCCACTCAATAGCTCCCGCCAGGAGTCGTCCATTTCGCGAGCCAGCTTCGACGGGGTTGATTACTCATTGCCAGAAAACTCGGGGTTCCGCACATGAGCAAGCCATTTCTCAAATGGGCTGGTGGAAAGTATACCCAGCTGGCTGACCTGTTCGTGCATATCCCGGCAGGGAAACGCCTGATAGAGCCATTCGTTGGTGGTGGGTCGGTATTCCTGAACAGCGAAAAGCACGCAGATTACCTGCTGGCGGACGTTAATCCGGACCTGATTAATCTGTATCAGATGTTAGCGGTGGTGCCGGATGAAGTGGAATTAAAGGCCCGCTGGATGTTCGAGCACATGCGGTCACCAGATGGTTATGAGCTGATCCGTTCCGAGTTCAACGCTCAGACGCTGGATGCTACTGAACGCGCAGCTGCATTCCTGTATCTCAACCGGCATTGCTTCAATGGCCTGATGCGCTACAACCAGGCGAACAAATTCAATGTGGGCTGGGGAGGCTACAAGGCTCCGTATTACCCGATGGATGAGATGAAAGCCTTCGCGGCTATGGCGCATAACTGCGTATTCATGACTGCTGATTACCGTCGGACAATCAGCCTGGCCGGGAAAGGGGATGTGGTTTACTGCGATCCGCCTTACGAACCGATGCCGGGAACAGCCGGATTCACTGCCTACGCCGCTGGTGGGTTTAACTGGGAGAACCAGGTAGACCTGGCGAAGCAATGTGTATCTGCCTTTCACCGTGGGGCTCGGGTAGTAATTTCTAACTCATCCGCACCGAAGGTTCTCGATCTGTACCGGGAGCATGGTTTTAACCTGCTATTCATCAAAGCGCGCCGTTCGATCTCCTGCAAAAGCAGTACGCGGGAAGTCGCAAAAGACGTTGTAGCGATCCTTTAAGGGGGCTAAATGAAACTGACTTTACCATTTCCACCGAGCGTAAATAGTTACTGGCGCGCCCCGAGCAAGGGACCGCTGAAAGGCAGGCATCTGGTAAGCGAGACAGGGCGCAAGTTCCAGCAGGCAGCGAGAGCGGCGATTATTGAGCAACTGCGGGCCGTTCCCCGGCCATCCTCTGATCTGGCTGAGGTTCACATAGTGTTGTATCCGCCGGATCAGCGCCGTCGGGATATCGATAACTACAACAAAGCGCTGTTCGATGCCCTGACTCTAACAGGCGTCTGGGAAGACGACAGTCAGGTTAAGCGCATGCTGGTGGAGTGGGGGAACATCGTGAAGAAAGGGAAAGTAGAAATCACCATCCGACGTTTTCGTGCAGTTGCCTGACGTGGAGATGATATGAGAGCACTACTAACCCCTGAGATTGCCCCACGCATGGGCGTTGTTCTTCTTCGCCCAGGTGCTGATCTCATGCCGATGTTCAGGAGAGGACGGGTACTGATTGAGCCTGCACCGGAAAAATACAGCGACTACGCAACCGGCGCCATCCCTCCCGCCACGCAGCCACTGGCAGAAGACCCGGTTTTGAAGCCAGTATTCGAAAACAAAGACGTCATTCTGCGCACGGGTGGTATCAGCTCGCTGGAGGCCGAGCTGGAGCGTCATTTTGAATGCCAGTATCCCCATGGCTCATGGCACAGCGAAAATTTTACGCTGTTCCGGCATGAGCCTGGCAGCATCCGCCTTTGCTGGGCCTGCGATAATCTGCTGCGTGATCAGTACACAGAGACGCTGGCAGGCATTGCGCGTGGGAACCTGGTATCCTGGCTGATAACGGTCATCCGCTCACAGCTGGGGTTCAACGAAGACCATCAACTGACGATCCCGGAGTTGTGCTGGTGGCTGGTGATAAACAATCTGGCGCACGTAATCCCTGAATCGCTGGCCCGTAAAGCCCTGCGATTGCCGGAAATAAAGCATCAACCAGTGACGAAGGAGAGCGATATTGTGCCGGAGCCAGCGGCGAGCGAAGTGGTGCAGAAAAAGATTCTCGGTCTTCGCGTAGATCCTGAAACGCCGGAATCATTCATGCTGCGACCAAAACGCCGCCGCTGGGTAAACGAGAGCTGGACGCGCTGGGTTAAGTCTCAGCAGTGTGTCTGCTGTAACAAACCAGCAGATGATCCCCATCACCTGATAGGCCACGGACAAGGTGGAATGGGAACAAAAGCGCATGACCTGTTTGTGTTGCCGCTTTGCAGAGCGCATCACGACGAGTTGCACGCTGACACCGTGGCATTTGAGGAGAAGCACGGCTCACAGCTGGAGCTGCTGTTTCGATTTCTGGATCGTTCGCTGGCAATTGGCGTGCTGGCATAGTGGAGAACGCATAATGATTAACCCGTCCGAGGTTGGAAAAGCTGGTGAAATGGTCAGGCTGAAAACGCTGGAGGCCATCTGGATTCAAGGGAAGCTGCGCATGTGGGGCCGCTGGTCTTACATCGGCGGCGGTAGTGGCGGCAATATGTTTAACCAGTTACTGGCTTCCGGGAAAGTCACTAAAACAGCCATCAACGAAGCATTACGCCGGATGAAGAAGTCTGGCATCTCGAAGCCAGAGCTTGAGGCGTTTTTTCGTGAAATACTCGCGGGGAAAAACAAAAGCGGCCTGGCCTTCTGTACAGACGATGAAGGACTGCTGATTGATAAGGTACTGGGGGCAGTCCTTATTACAGGTGGTCACAAAGAGCTGTATCACCTGCTGGTGGAGCATTACCGGTTACGGAAGAGCAAACGCCGCATAGCGGAAGAGCTCTATGAAAAGCATCCCGACTGGTGCTTTATGACCTGTAGACGCAGAGTTGATACGTGGCTTAGTTTGGCAGAATCGATGCTTTACGCACCAATGTGTGACGCATTCGGCACAAATGGCGACAGATTTTACTTGCAAAGTGAGCCAGAAACTGCTTGAATTGTGATAGGCTCGGGACGTTAAAGCGAACTGAGCAGCATGAAATAAATTAAAGGCCCAAGGCTAACCCCCTTGGGCTTTGTCATTTCTGCACTCCGGTCAGGGCTCTTGGGTAGAGACGTGCTGCACGATACGTTAAAGCCCTCTGCGCAGAGCCCTGAACCAGATTGCTGGTTTAGCTCAGAAGGTAGAGCGCCTGCCTTGTAAGCAGGATGTCAGCGGTTCGATTCCGTCAACCAGCACCAGAACGGCAGAGGGGCCAGCGTCTGAAGCGAATCCCGATCACAATGCGTAACTTATCTAGGGGAAGCTATGCAGCAACCATATTTTTTTTAACCCGGGCATGACCACTCAACAGCTTGAAGACTGGCTTGGGCAACAGAAAATCTATCTTGCCCACTTCAACCGTCTGATAGCAGAAAAAGCCGCTCTTGAAGAACGGCTGAAAGAGATCGACAAGTCTATTGAGTTGCTTTCATCGTCAGGTTTCGAAGGAACACTGAGTTTTCCCTACAGTTCCAGTCCTCTTCTGGAAAATCCTCAAACAGAAAAGCAGCCAAAGGCAGATTGAACGAACTTAAAGCCTCCTGAGCCTCGTCGCTTATGTTCTCGATCCTTAGCTCATCCTGGATAACAAAAAGAGCATCTTCCAGCTTCAGTTCCCTGATTTCTGACGGCCGCCATTTTGTTTTCATAAAGATGAGGTGATGCAACGCAGCTTTTCCCTCAAGCGGATTGAAAATAGTGGCATATTTTTGTCTGTGCTGATGGAGAATCATTTCGAGGACATAAATCAGCGCCGTTCTGTTTCTGATCTGATTGTCCTGCATGCTGCCCGGATAATACGCGGAGTGAGACATACTCCTGTTTTCACACACGCGCGATTTAATCACATGTAACAGGTTGTGGTAGTCAGACACGTTAATCTCCTTGTCTGTATGGTTATTAGCAAATCAACAATATCAAACAGGTAAATAAGCCGCCACATAGCGGCAGTTGAAGACCTGCGTTTGATCACGAATCAGCAGGCCACGCCCGGGAAGGGCGTGATGTAAAAAGCTACTTCTCCCGAATGCTCCGTTAGACGCATGACCCCGGCCGGAGTAGCGCTCTATAAAACCTTAAGGAATCCTGACCTGCCAAAAATGGTAGGTTTCTCGATTGTTAATTTAAGGTAAAAAGTTTCCGTGAAGTTACCCGGTCAACCTCCAGACTGGGGCGGAAGTTGTCAGCCAGAGATGGAATTAAAAGACCGCAGACCACGGTATGGCAAGCTAACGGTCTTCCGAAGCAATTCGGCTTCACTCACGTTTCTTTGTACTAAACATACTTTTGCCTGCTCGCTGCAGGCTTTTTTCATCAATGACCTGTTTAACCATATGATGTGAATATGGTATTTGACTGCACAATCAGATTGATAATAAATTGTTTATGTGGTGAATCCCCCTATGCGGAGGGGCGACCAGTCAAATCTTCTCTGTAAATGCAGCGCGAGCCATGTCGACTGGGGCATGCTCACCGGGAGGCACCCGGCACCACACCTAACTTTAAATCAAGAAAACAGTGGCAGGCCCGCTTCGGTGGGTCTTTTCTTTGGATGAAAAAAAATCCCCTGCACGGGTAGGTGACAGGGGCAATTTGCTGAAAGCATATTTTTATTGTTGTGGGCTCAGTGTAGACGAAAAAAAAGCCCACGCAGAGGAAGGCGGGCTAACCAAAAATGAAACAATTAATGACAAGGATTTCTGGTGGATTCCAGCCTCCAGGGGATGAATTTTATCGGTTCACTATTTAGGTGTAAATATACCTATTAATTAAAAGGCTGCGCTATTGCGTGGCCTTTTTCATTTGTGCCGCCAGAGCGTCATTCACTCTGTGCTTTGTCGTTAATCCATCTGGCGGCCATTCATACAGGCCCACTGTCTGACGGGCTCATAACCCAACCCGGGCAGGTTAAAGAGCGTGGGACTCCTAACCCCACAATCGCTAACGGGGTCGCTCATTCCTTTCCCCTCTTCAGAGAGGAACTCACAGCAATAAAGAGGGGCTTATGTCCGCAGAACCGATCTCGGGTACCGCAGTTGCGTCGGCGGGACTCGCTGGCGCCAGTGTATTTGGTCTGGCAACAGGCATTGATTACGGCGTCGTTTTTGGTGCTTTTGCTGGTTCCGTTTTCTACGTAGCGACCGCCGCGAACGTAACCCGGTTGCGGCTGGTGGCCTATTTCGTGACGTCGTTTATTGTCGGGGTGATAGGCGCCGGCCTTCTTGGGTCATACCTGGCGTCATGGACACACTATAGCGATCGCCCCCTTGACGCCCTCGGCGCCGTTATAGTTTCAGCGATAACCATCAAGGTCCTCACCTTCCTGAATAATCAGGAAATGAGCGGACTGATTGGCATGCTTTCCCGCATGCGGGGAGGAGGTTCAAGTGGTAAATGATCCTTCAGCGCTGGCGAATGCAGTCATTTGCGCCGTCATTGTGCTGGCATTGATGTTCTACCAACGAGGTAGTGCGAGACACCGTCCGGGCATATCCGTTCTGGCTTATCTCATGGTGCTGGTTTATGCCAGCATCCCTTTCCGTTTCCTGTTTGGCCTGTACGAGTCATCCCACTGGCTGGTGGTGCTGGCTAACATTCTTATCTGCGGCGCGGTTCTCTGGTTCAGGGGGAATATAGCGCGTCTGGTTGATGCACTGAGGCACTAATGAATCAATCACAATTTCAAAAGGCGGCTGGCATCAGCGCCGGGTTAGCTGCGCGCTGGTTTCCGCATATTACAGCCGCGATGAAAGAGTTTGGAATCACTGCTCCACTCGATCAGGCAATGTTCATTGCCCAGATGGGACATGAGTCCGGAGGCTTTACCCGGCTGGTGGAAAATCTGAACTATGCAGCAGATAGCCTTGTGCCTACGTTCGGTAAACACCGTATCACCGCCCAGCAGGCCGCCGCACTCGGCAGAACGGCAACGCAGCCAGCTAATCAGCGAGCAATCGCGAATCTGGTGTATGGGGGCGAGTGGGGCAAAAAGAATCTCGGTAATCAGGTTGCCGGTGATGGCTGGAAATATCGTGGTCGCGGTCTGAAACAAGTCACGGGCCTGAGCAACTATCGCAGCTGCGGATTGGCGCTGAAGCTTGAACTTGTCACCCAGCCTGAGCTGCTGGAGCGAGATGATTACGCAGCGCGTTCAGCCGCATGGTTTTATGTTTCCCACGGTTGCCTGCTTCATTCCGGCGACGTGGAGCGTGTAACGCTGCTTATTAACGGTGGTCGAAACGGTCTGGATAAACGCCGAGCGCTGTTTAACCTGGCTAAATCTGTACTGGTATGAGGTCACTATGGGCATTGAAATGATTATTGGTCTGGCAACTGCTTTACTGGCGGTTATCGCTGGCGCGTTCGGTATTGGCCACGCTCGTGGGACCAGTAAGGCAGAAGCCAAAGCCGATCAGCAGCGTACCGAAGAGGAGGCCGCCGCCACCGTCGCAGCGGCAGAACGTAAGGCGGAAGTTGTGAAAGGGGCCAGTGATGTACAGGAAGACGTTAAGCGTATGGGCGATGACGATGTTGATCGCGAGCTGCGCGAGCACTTCACCCGCCCCGGTAGTCGTTGATACGGCCTGCGACTGGGTGAGGATCATTTACCTTACCGACCACGATATCAACGTGCTGGATAGACAAACGAAGCGCGACATTCTGGCGCACAACAAAACAGTGCAGGCGAACTGCCCGCGGGAGAAAAAATGAACGAACAAGCAAATAAAATTCTAATCGACCTTTTGCAGAGAGCCGCGAGCGGGGTTGATGCTGCCGTGTCTTTTAGCCAGGCTCAGGTTCCTGACATCATCCGGCAGTTGATGGTGTGGAAGGCAGCGGCTTACGGCATGCGGATCTTATTTATGTCGCTATTTCTCCTCGGGTGCATCCTGTTATTCCGCAGGGCGCTGAAATGGCATGAATCATATGATAATGAGACGCTTGGTTTCTTTTCGTTACTTTCCTCTGCATTGACGGGGTCGCTTCTTGTTGTCGGGATTCTGGCGAACATATCCAACCTCGTGCAGCTCTGGTTGGCACCAAAAATTTGGCTCATCGAATACACAGCTGAATTGTTGAAGGGTTAGAGGTACTTAGGATTTACGAAGACGCCTGGCAATCGCGCGCACCAAAATGCAGGAAGCTTGTATGTGGGCATGCCGCGCTGTTGCCCGGCCAGATGCTGACTGTTAACCCCACTAAGGGCTAAATCAGCCTTCATCCCCACATGAGGATATTACAGAAGTTACTAACTGAGTGGCTTCGATAATGCTATAGTTCACCAGAAAAAGATGATTGTATGGAGGCATGAGATACTGCTCCTTTTTAGCACATAAGGGTTATGTTAGTGGTGAATGTGACTATTAACAGCGGGATATGTAGTTATTTATTTTTATTTCTGACTATGTGGCCAGTTTTTATAACGCTGTGTCTAGGGATGTCTATAGCATTTTACGGAGTGTTAATGAAGAAAACTGCACTTGGCTGGCTACTTGCCGCTTTATTTTTTGGAATTATTGGAGGGTTGTGTGGGTATTAACTCACTGACGCTGAGGTTTCTTTTCGAAGTCTTCAAGGATGTATTGCTGCCGTTATCCATCGAATGCATGTATGCTGGTAAGGATTTTTAAAGGAAAAGGAATGAATAATGAATACCCAGAAGCTTTTAGATACATACATGTTAGTTGGTGCCGGTCTTTCTCGCGTCAAATATGAGATTTTTTCAGGAGATGAAGGATCATATGCGTTTATTACGATTTACGCATATGAGCCTCATTTCCATGTTAGGGGTTATGATTCCTTAAAGTTAGATGAAGCTGTTGATATCAAAGAGCAGATCGAAGGGCATTTTGCTGAGAGATATCAGTAGCCAATATCAGTTGTGTGAATCTACAGCCCTGCTTATGCGGGGCTTTTTATTGCCAGAAGCAGGAGAAGAAGCATGTTAACAGTAAAAGTGATGTCACCAGATGGTGGTGAAGAAATCCATTGCGGCCGGAGCATTGGTTTCAATCCCAACCAGCAGAGTATCTCAGTGTCGGGAATGGACCAGAACGTTTTCCTGAAGCAGGGAGAAGTGGCGTACGTGATGAACGCAAACGGAAAGACCATTTCCCGTTACGAGCACTTGACCTGACAATAAGCAGCACTGGCGCCCTTCATTGAAGGGCATCAATAATGATAAACCGAAGCATCTGCCTTAAGTGTTATAAAAAAACCCGTGGAGGAAATCCCAAAGCTACGGGGTGCTGTACAGCCAGCCAATGACTGATTGTAGCCACGAAGTTGGTTTATTTTCTACTGGTTGAGAATAAAACTGAGAGCCAGGAAGGCTTGAGAGTGGCTCATCCCTGAGCTCACGGGTAGAACGACCGACTTTGTCATGGCAGAGCAAAGTCATCAGTTAGTTTAGGTAACATTTCGGATATAACAAGCGTAGCGGGGTATTCCTCCGAATGGAGCACCGCAGCTAAAGCGTTACAGGAACCATTCTTCAGAGTGGCTTCGATAATACTCCCCACATCGCACAGAGGTAAGACATGGCAGAGATCACCGCATCCGAGCAAATCCGCCTGGATATCATCAAGAAAGTTAACTATGACACCGCAGCGGCCAAGCTGGCCATTGACTGGGTAGGCGACAGTTATCTGAAGTCCGAACTTTTCGCAGACTCCTTTGATCGTGTTTTCACGGAAAGTGAGATTGTCTCGAAGACCCGTAAGGCAATCCAGGAAGCGACCGAAGCGCTGGCGCTGTTTGATACTGCCGCTGAGAAGGTCAGCTAAGGCATTACAGCAGGCATTCATCGAGTGCCTGTGATAATGTTAAAGCTCCTGTATAAGGGGCAGTTGTATGATGTCATGCAACGAAGCAACCAAGCTATGGAAAGTCCGGGTAATGGTTTGGAGTGAATGTGACGTTTAGCAGCGGTGGTATAAATGGCTACTTTTTCCTGTTGCTTAGTATGTGGCCAGTGCTAATGGTTTTATTCCTGGGATTGTCTCCTGCGTTTTACGGTGTGTTAATGCCTAAAACGGCAATTGCTTGTCTGGTGATCGCTGCAGCCTTTGGCATTGGTGGGTGGTTCTATGGATTGTGATCTAAGTAACATTTGGTCAGGTTATAAACTGGTATCTGACCGCATTACAGCAGGCACTCGTTGAGCGTCTGTGATAATGCTAAATTACTCATCCAAAATGGTGGGGGTTAGCGTGAAAATTGACCATGAGTACCTAAAAGGATTGCTGGTGGCTTTCGAGGAATCAGATAGACCAGTAACCAATATTCGTGAATTAAAAGAGAAAGGCTTTAATTACAATGTCGATCAATTTGTATTCCATATGAGACTACTGGATGACCGAGGCCTAATAAGTCAACCTGACGGAGGATTCGGCTTTGGTTTGCAAGTCTCTGTTGATGGATTTTATTCTTGGGCTGTTATTCCGCTCCGGCTAACGGCTGAAGGGCATGACTTCCTCGAAGCAATAAGGAATAAAGAAGTATGGTCAACGCTTAAGACCGGTTTCAAAGATGCCAGCATCGGAACCCTCGTGACAGTATCGAAAGAATTGTTCAATCGGGCATTAGCTAAACAGCTCGATAAGTATTTTGAGTAGATAATTAATTGTCTGAAGGCCGCTTTCGAGCGGCTTTTTTAATGGACTTAGCAAAGGCCAGGTGAACATAGAATGGTCACCTAAGCATCAGGGCTAGAACATGAACAAAGAGCCCCGCATTTACGGCAGCAAATGGGACCGTGAGCGTCTTATCTTCCTTCGTGCACACCCCTTATGCGTCATGTGCCAGGAGCAAGGCAGGGTGACAGCGGCAACGGTGGTTGACCACATCATCCCGCACAAACTGAAAGAGGCTCTGCGCTCTGGCGACAGCCCCGCAATAGCGAAGGCGCAAAAGCTTTTCTGGAGCAGGAAGAACTGGCAAGGGCTGTGTAAGCAGCACCATGACTCAACGAAGCAGCGAATGGAGAAGCGCGGCACCGTTATCGGCTGCGATGAAAACGGTATTCCGCTTGATCCAAATTCTCACTGGTTCAGTTGACGTCAATTCCATAGGGGAGGGGCGGGTCAAAAGTTCAGAAGTCTGACCCGAAATGACCGCCGCCAGTCCTTTTTGTGCACAACCGCGAAATGAAAAGTTTTTTTCCGGGAGGTTCCGATGGCAGGACGACGCCCGAAACCGACCCACCTCAAAGTGGTTACCGGCAACCCGGGCAAACGCAAACTTAACGACAAAGAACCATCGCCAGCGCGAGAAATACCAAGCCCTCCAGAGCACCTCACTGACTGGGGAAAGGTGGCGTGGGGGAAGCTGACCGTGCTGCTGGATGGCATGGGCATTTTAACCATTGCCGATACGCTGGCGCTCGAACGACTCTGCGATATTTACGCCGACATTCTGCAGCTTCGCCTGACTATTGCTGACGAGGGGCGAACTTACACCGTGCAGACCGAGGGCGGTTTTTTGATTAAGGCTAACCCGGCAGTAGCAATGTTGGCGGATGCTGATCGACGTTTTAAAAGTTACCTGGTTGAATTCGGTCTGACTCCGGCCGCCAGAACGAAGGTGAAAGTGGATGGTGGAGAAAAAGAAGAAGACCCGCTCAACCAGTTCTTCGGTTGATCCCGCCACGCAATATGCGCGGGATGTAGACTCCGGCAAAGAAATCGCCGGGCCTGACATCAGGAATGCCTGTAAGCGACATCTCAAAGATTTGGAATCCTGCCATGCTCGCGGGTTGGTATGGGATGTTGCAGCGGCGCAGCGCGCCATCGACTTTTTTGCCAAGGTACTGAAGCTCAACGGTGGTGAGCATGAAGGTAAACCCTTCAACCTGCTACCGTGGCAGTGCTTTATTGTAGGGTCGATATTCGGCTGGAAGAACTCGGATGGTTATCGTAGATTTCGCATGGTGTACGTTGAATCTGGTAAGGGTTCCGGCAAATCACCACTGGCTGGCGGAGTGGGGCTTTACTGTCTAACAGCAGATAAGGAGCCTCGTGCCGAGATATATGCAGCAGCAACGAAAAAAGACCAGGCCATGATCCTTTTTCGTGATGCTGTCGCGATGGTGGATCAGTCCCCTGCGTTAGCACAGCGAATAAATAAATCAGGCGGTGCCGGGAAAGAGTGGAACCTTGCATTTCTTCAGACAGGCTCATTTTTCCGGCCTATCAGTTCGGATGATGGGCAGTCAGGGCCACGCCCACACTGTGCACTGATTGACGAAATTCACGAGCACAAAAACAACCAGGTTGTGGAAATGATGCGCGCCGGGACGAAAGGTCGTCGCCAGGCGTTGATTTTCATGATCACTAACAGCGGCCACGACAAAACCAGCGTCTGCTACGACTATCACGAGTATGGGCGTAAAGTTGCCGAAGGCTCGATTGAGGATGACAGTTTCTTTTCTTTCATTTGCTCCCTGGACGAAGGAGAAGACCCATTCAAGGACGAGTCCTGCTGGAAAAAAGCAAACCCCTCTCTTGGTCATACTTTTACCGATCGCTACCTGCGTGAGCAGGTTACTCAGGCTCGGGGGATGCCGTCGAAGGAAAGCATTGTTCGGCGGTTAAACTTCTGTCAGTGGGTGGATGCCGATAACCCATGGATGAGTAGCGATGTGTGGATGGGGTGCGAAGAGGACTTTGACCTGCAGGAGCTGCAGGGAGAAGAATGTTATGGCGGCCTGGACCTTTCAGGAACTCGCGACCTTACGTCTCTGGCACTCTTTTTCCCTAAAAAAAGAAAGCTGCTGGTGGAGTTCTGGACACCAAAAGATACTTTGCTGGATAGAGCGAAAACAGACCGCGTACCTTATGACGCATGGGAACGGGGAGGCCATATTCATACCACTCCCGGAAAGGCGGTGAAATATGGCTTTGTTGCCGAGCGCATTGCTGATCTTTCCATGTTGTTCGATATCAAGGCGATCGCCTTCGACCAGTACCGCATCAAATATCTTGAACCGGAACTGGAAAACGCTTCTGTATCAGTACCGCTTATTCCTCACGGGCAGGGATACTACAAGGCGCAGGATTCAGGACTGTGGATGCCTCATTCCATCGAACTCTTTGAACAGATGCTGGATGATGGCGTAATCATTATTAAAACTACCCCCTGCCTCCGATGGAACGCTGCTTCCGCCGTAACCGAAGCCGACCAAAAAGAAAACCGCATATTCGCCAAGAAAAAGAGTACTGGTCGAATAGATGGTGTGGTTGCGTCAGCGATGGCAATTGGTGCTGCGGAAGGTTACGAGCCTGATGATGGTGATATTGAGGGCTTTTTTGACGATCCGATCATAGTGGGTATCTGATGGCTAAGAATAAACAGCAACCAGGGCGCGTTAAGAGCGCCCTTTTAAACTGGCTTGGTGCTCCCATAGGCCTGACTACCGGTGAATTCTGGCAGGAGTGGTTCGGGACCAGCAGTAGTGGAAAAGTGGTCACCGCTGACAAAATTATCAGGCTTTCTACCGTCTGGGCGTGCGTGAGGCTCTTGAGTGAGTCGGTATCCACGCTTCCGCTAAAAATTTACGAGAGACAGTCAGATGGATCTAGAAAACTGGCCCAGAATAATCTTGCATACCAGATATTATGCAGGCGCCCTAACCCGGAAATGACACCTTCCCGTTTCATGCTGATGATTGTGGCCAGCATTTGTCTGCGTGGTAATGCTTTTGTCGAAAAGTTTTTCATTGGTACCAAGCTGGTATCAATGGTTCCGCTTCTTCCTCAGAAAATGGTTGTAAAGCGACTCGATAGCGGAAAATTACAGTACACCTACACGGAAAATGGCGTTCCGCGGATCATTCCTGTAGACAGGATGATGCATATTCGTGGGTTTGGTCTCGATGGCGTGTGCGGCATGATGCCGACAATGGCCGGGGTTGACGTTTTCGGCGCTGCTATGTCGGTTGATGAAGCCGCGGCAAAAATCTTCGAAAATGGCCTGCAAAGTACTGGTTTCCTGTCTTCAAAAACGGCGCTTAATAAGGAACAGCGAGAAAGATTGCGTAAAAACCTTCAGTCTTTTATTGGTTCTAAAAACGCCGGGAAACTGATGGTTATGGAAAATGAACTGACTTACCAGAATGTCACTATGAACCCGGAGGCCGCTCAGCTCCTTGAAAGCCGTTCATTCAGTATTGAGGAAATTTGTCGCTGGTTTCGCGTACCGCCATTTATGGTCGGCCATACGACAAAACAATCCAGCTGGGCTTCGAGTCTTGAAGGGATGAACATGCTGTTCCTGACTCATACCCTGCGTCCTCTCCTGGTCAATATTGAGCAGGAAATATCGCGTTGTCTTCTTAACAGTGATGAGGACTTGTTTGCTGAGTTCTCCGTTGAAGGGCTTCTGCGCGCCGATAGTGCGGGTCGTGCTGCTTACTATACCAGCGCCCTGCAGAATGGCTGGATGTCTCGCAATGACGTTCGCCGTCTTGAAAACATGCCGCCGATTGAAGGGGGCGATATTTACACCGTTCAGCTCAACCTGACGCAACTGAAAAATCTCGAAAGCAGCAACCCTGCTGTTCAGGCTCTGGCTTTGCGAGAGCTGCATAACCACGTATTCCCCGATATTTCCTTTGAACAATCTCCGCTGAAACAGGCCGCTTAGGAGCACTTTCCTGATGAGCAAAAAACAACTTCCGGTGGCGCCGGCGGGTCGCCCCTGCGCGCGCGTTACCTGTGAAACATTACCGTCCGCACTGGACCGCTGGGACGGTGGAATCAAGGCGGCGGCCACCGACGATAACAGTATTTCTGTTTTTGATGTTATAGGGCAGGACTACTGGGGTGAAGGGATAACTGCTAAACGTATTGCCGGTGCGCTTCGGGCGATGAACGGCGCCGATGTTACGGTGAATATCAACTCGCCGGGCGGCGACATGTTCGAAGGTCTGGCTATTTATAACCTCCTCCGTGAATACGAAGGCCGTGTAACGGTGAAGGTGCTGGGCATTGCCGCCAGTGCCGCTTCAATAATTGCGATGGCCGGGGATGATATTCAGATTGGCCGCGGTGCCTTTCTGATGATCCATAACTGCTGGTTGTACGCGATGGGAAACCGCCATGACTTCGCTGAACTGGCGCAGTCACTGGAGCCATTCGATACCGCAATGGCTGATATTTACGCGGCGCGATCCGGCCTTGATATTGCCGCCGTTCAGAAACTAATGGACGCCGAAAGTTATATCGGTGGCAGCGATGCTGTGGCGAAGGGACTGGCAGACAGCCTGCTTTCTGCTGATGCGGTCAGCGACGGCGACGAATCACCTGCAGCTGCGCTTCGCAAACTTGATGCACTGCTGGCGAAAACAAATACCCCCCGGTCCGAGCGCCGGAAATTAATCAAAGCATTAACAGGTAACACGCCGGGCGCTGTTACCGATCCCGATGGTAAGCCGGGCGCTGCCGAAGATATCAAACCTGAAACCCTCAATTCACTTGAAAGCGCTCTTGCGGCGTTAGTCAAATAAGGACCATGTATGTCTGATGTAAACGAGATTCTGAAAAAAGTCACTGCTTCCATTGAAGAAGCAACCGGCAAATTTAACGCCAAAGCGGAAGAAGCGCTGACTGAAGCGAAAAAGAACGGCAAATTGTCGGCGGAAACCAAAGAAACCGTGGACAAAATGGCGACTGAGTTTAATGCGCTGAAAGAAGCCGAAAAGACTCTGAAGGCTGCGCTGGGCGAACTGGAGCAGCATGTTGCACAGATGCCGCTGGCAAACGCAAAACAGGTTATTGAAACTGTCGGCCAGCAGGTTATCTCTGCTGAAGCCATTAAAGTTCTGTCGTCCAGCATCGAAGGGAACAAGCGTATTTCTGTTCCTGTAAAAGCTGCGCTGATTTCCAGTGACGTTCCTGAGGGGGTTGTTGAACCACAACGACTGCCGGGTATTGATGTAGCGCCAAAGCAGCGGTTATTTATTCGCGATCTTATCGCGCCAGGCCGTACGGGTTCACCGGCCATTTTCTGGGTGCAGCAGACCGGCTTTACCAATGCTGCGGCAGTGGTACCGGAGAACACAACCAAGCCGTACAGCAATATTGAGTTCACGCCGAAAATCACTCCAGTGACAACCATCGCGCACATGTTCAAGGCATCCAAGCAGATTCTGGACGACTTCGCCCAGTTGCAGTCCATGATTGATGCGGAAATGCGTTACGGCCTTAAGTACGTCGAAGAGCAGGAGATTCTGTTTGGTGATGGCACTGGCGCTCACCTCCATGGCATCGTGCCGCAGGCCACGGCTTACAGCGCGGCATTTGCCGTTGAACAGCAGAACGGTATTGACGATCTGCGCCTGGCAATGCTTCAGGCTCAACTTGCCCGATTCCCTGCATCCGGTCACGTCCTGCACTTCATGGACTGGGCGAAAATCGAACTGACTAAAGACACCCTGGGGCGCTATATCCTGGCGAACCCGGCTGCGTTGACGGGGCCGACGCTGTGGGGGCTTCCGGTTGTCGCCACTGAAGCAGCAGCTTTCCAGGGCAAGTTCCTGACAGGTGCATTTAATGCTGCGGCACAGCTTTTCGACCGCGAAGACGCAAACGTTGTGATCTCGACGGAGAACGGCGACGACTTTGAGAAAAACATGATCTCTATTCGCTGTGAAGAGCGTCTGGCGTTAGCAGTAAAACGCCCTGAAGCATTTATTTATGGCTCCTTTACTGTGCCGGCTTCCGGCGGCCAGTAATTTTTCTGGCGGCCTCCGGGCCGCTATTTTCGGAGTAACACGATGAAACTTATCGCGGTGAAACCAATTTATTTTGGTGGGGTAGTGGTGACTGAAGGCGAGTCACTGGAGACGCTGGAACAGCATGGCCGTGAGTTGGTTCAAAAAGGTTATGCACGGCTGGTAGATGTTGATAATTCTGCGCAGCCGGAACAGCCGGAACAGCCGGAACAGCCGGAACAGCCGGAACAGCCGGAACAGCCGGAACAGCCGGAACAGCCGGAACAGCCGGAACAGCCGGAAACTGTGCCAGAGAAGAAGGCTAAAAAATAATGTTAGAACTTGAAGTGGTTAAAGAGCACTGTCGCATTGAGCCTGACTTTACCGATGACGACTCACTATTGACCCTCTACATCGGAGCTGCTTCTCGTTACGTCGAAACATGGACTCGTCGCAAAATGTATGAGTCCGAAACCAGCGAGGGGTATGCAGATGATCCTGATTCAATTCTCCCTGGCGATGATGTGAAAGCAGCGATGCTTCTGCTTATCGGTCACTGGTACGAAAACCGTGAAACGGTCTCTGTTGGTCAGGCTGCTACAGATATTCCGTTTACTGTCGAGGCACTTCTCCAGCCTTACAAAATTTATGGTATTTAAGCGGGGGAATTATGCAGGCAGGACGATTACGGCACCGGGTCACCATCCAAAATTTCACCACCACCAGAACGCCTTCAGGTCAGCCGGTTGAAAAATGGGAAGATGGGAAAACCATCTGGGCCGAGGTTAAGGGTATAAGCGGTCGTGAACTTTTAGCCGCTGGCGCTGAGCGTGCCGATGCCACCATTCGTGTTTGGGTGCGTTTTCGTACAGATATCTCAGCTTCTTCCCGCCTGAAAGTACGTACCGGCCCGTTTAAAGGCGCCGTTCTTAACGTTACCGGGCCTCCGGTTCCGGATATCAAAGGCACCCGGCTGGAAATTCTCTGCAAACAGGGGACCGAAAAATGATTGATGTGAATCTGGATTTTTCCGGGCTGCAGGATATCGCCCGCGATCTGCAAACGCTCAGCAAGGCCGAAAATAATAAAGTTCTCCGGGATTCGACCCGTGCTGGCGCCGAATTGCTCCGCCAGGAGGTTATTGATCGCGCTCCGGAGAAAACCGGAAAACTGAAGAAAAACGTTGTTGTCGTCACACAGAAAAGCCGCCGTCGAGGTGAAATCTCATCGGGGGTGCATATTCGTGGCGTTAACCCGCGGACGGGGAACAGTGACAACACCATGAAGGCCAGCAACAAGCGGAATGCGTTTTACTGGCGCTTCGTGGAGCTGGGAACATCTACGGCGCCAGCACATCCGTTTGTTCGTCCTGCCTTTGATACCCGCATGGAAGAGGCTGCGCAGGTGGCGATGCAGCGGATGAATCAGGCTATCGATGAGGTGTTATCAAAATGACAGAGGATGATCTCTATGACCTGCTGTCGACGCTGGCAGACGGGCGGGTTTATCCGTATGCGGTGCCGCTAGGCAGCGACGGACTTCCTGCAGTTTCCACTCCCTATGTCATTTTCTCGATACCGACTGATGTTGCCGGGGATGTTTTCTGCGGCCAGGCAGAGTCGACACTGCGCATTCAGGTTGATGTATGGGCTGAAACGAATGACGAAGCCAGAGCGTTACGCCTGGACGCCCTGGCTCGCCTGCAGGTGCTTTCACCTGTCGAGGTGACAAAAATTCCTGGCTACGACACGACAACCCATCTTCATCGGGCAACCCTCGAAATAACGGTCATTGCCTGACAAAAACCAATCCAATCCGACCGCCGCTGGCGGTTTTTTCATTTATGGAGGCTGCGATGTCAGCACTATTTGAACGTGCCCAAAAAACGGTAGTAATGATTACCTCTGTGCCGGTCACCGCGGCAGAGCTGGATACGGCAACCTGGTTAAACCTGAGTTGCACTATCAAACAGGCAAGCTTTACCGCTGGTCAGAAAAACGATATTGACGTGACAACGCTCTGTTCGGATGAAACGGAAAATATCAACGGCCTTCCTGCTCCGTCTGAAATGTCACTTTCCGGTAACTTCTACCGCAACCCGGCGCAAGATGCACTTCGTGAAGCATATGATAACGACGGGGTTTATGGGTTTAAGGTTATTTTCCCGTCTGGTAATGGATTCCTGATGCGCGCTGAGGTACGTCAGCACACCTGGGATTCTCAAACCAATGGCGTGGTTGCTGCAACGTTCTCGCTGCGTCTGAAAGGTAAACCCACCAATATTAACGCCCCAGGAGTTCTGTCGTTTGCTACTGACCTTCCGGCGTCCCAAACGGTCGCGGCAGGAAGCGCCCTGACCATGGGTGTGGTCGTCCAGGGCGGTACGGCACCTTATACCTACGCCTGGAAAAAGGGCACATCGACGGTCAGCGGCCAGACCAGCGCAACGTTTACGAAAGCCAGCGCTGTATCCGGTGATGCCGGGGTTTATTCCTGCGTGGTTACTGATGCCGATGGCACTGTGATCACTTCTTCTGATTGCACCGTCACCATCAATTAACGGAGCGCCGGGAGACCGGCGATAAAATTAATGTCAAAACAGAGTCTTAAAGCACTGGCACTGGCACCGATGGCGGGCTTTCGTAAAAAAGAAGTCTCCGTTCCGGAGTGGGATAACGCCAAAGTCATCATTCGTGAGCCATCAGCAGAAGCCTGGATTCGCTGGCAGGGCATTGCCAGCCCGGAACCACCCAAACTACCGGAAGGGCAGGAGCCCCAGGAGGCACCAGAACTGACCCCTTCAGAACGAGCCTTCCGCACGATGCGGGCCGACGTCACGCTTTTCATCGATATTTTGCTGGATACCGACCTGCAGCCCGTCTTTACTGTCGATGACACCGAACAGGTTGAAGCGATCTATGGCCCTGTGCATTCCCGGCTGTTGAAGCAGGCACTTGATCTCATTCGTGACGCGGATGATGCTAAAGCAAAGTAAAAATGCCTGGCATGCAGTTCCTGATGGCGCTGGCGCTCCGGATGGGCCGCACGCTGGGCGAACTGCGACAAACCATGACAGTCGGCGAATTCCGGATGTGGGCTGAATACGACCGTATCAGCCCAATCGGCGATATTCGCGGCGATATCCTCAATGCTCAGCTGGTATCTGCGGTTTACGGAGCGCAGGGCGTTAAAGTCACCATTGAAGATGCTCAGCTTCAGTGGAGCACAGAAGAGATTGAGGTAAACGACGGCGGCGATCCCTTTGCAGGGCTGGAAGCGGCGCTGCTGGCTGCGTCAGCATAGCCAGTAATAATTCGTGTGGATGCCACTCATAACAGGTGTTATGTTGTTTTTTTTGACACACGGAGTGCTTTAAATGACTACTACTGGCTGGATATTATTATTTGTTTTTGCTCGCCTTATTGATCTTGTTATCTGGTATTTCCTGAACAGAGGAAGCGTAAGAGCTAATGATCAGATCGCTATGCTTAAAGAAATCTCTCAAAAGCAAAGTGCTCAAATAGATCTTCTGATTGCACTTGCTCATAAAAAAGAGGAACCAGAAAAAGATTATCTGGAAGAAGCAAGGAAAAAAGCTGGTTTAATTTAATAATATTGAAATCATAAAAAAGCCCCACAATGTGGGGCTTTTTGTTTCTGAGGAAATGAAATGGCAACCCTGCGTGAACTTATCATTAAAGTTTCTGCTAACTCTCAGTCATTCCAGACCGAGATAGCCCGCGCGTCACGTATGGGGGCTGATTATTATAAGACAATGCAGAATGGCGGCAGGCAGGCTGCGGCTTCAGTTCGGGAAACTCGCCGTTCTGTTGCTGAGCTAACTGACCAGATGGAGTCAGCAAAGGCTACCGCACTGGGGTTAACCGGAGCATTTGCTGGTGCTTTTGCTACGGGACATTTGATATCCCTGGCTGATGAATGGAATTCAGTAAACGCCCGCCTAAAACAGGCATCTCAATCAACTGATGATTTTACCAGCTCTCAAAAACAGCTGATGGATATCAGCCAGAAAACGGGCACATCTTTTTCTGACAACGCTAATTTATTTTCCCGTTCAGCAGCCTCAATGCGGGAATATGGTTACAGCTCCAGCCAGGTGCTGGATATTACTGAGGCTATTTCTACTGGTTTAAAACTTTCTGGCGCGAATGCTCAGGAGTCCAGTTCGGTCATCACTCAGTTTAGCCAGGCTCTGGCGCAGGGCGTGCTGAGAGGTGAAGAATTCAATGCCGTCAACGAGAGCGGCGACAGGGTTATACGGGCGCTTGCGGCAGGGATGGGGGTTGCGCGTAAAGACCTAAAATCTATGGCGGATCAGGGGCAGTTAACCATTGATAAAGTAGTGCCAGCCCTCATCAGCCAGCTTGGTAAGCTACGGAATGAATATGGTGAATTGCCGCAGACTGTTTCATCGTCGGCAACAAAAGTTGAAAACGCTTTTATGCAATGGGTCGGTGGAGCTAATGAAGCTAGTGGCGCGACAAATACCCTGACCGGATTACTTGATGGCGTAGCCAACAATATTGATCAGGTCGCCACTGCTGCCGGAGCGCTTGTTGCCGTTGGTGCAGCCCGATATTTGGGAAATATGGCTCTTGGTGCCAGCTCTGCAACGGCCGGGATTATTAACGCTGCAAAAAGTGAAGTAGCTTTAGCTGAAGCCCAGGTCAGAGGGACGCAGGTTTCGACAGCTCGCGCGCGTGCTGCAGTTTATCGTGCCCAGCAGGCACTGGCAGCGGCGCGGGGTACAGACGCGCAGGCCGCCGCAGAAAAACGGCTCTCACTGGCGCAGGAGTCACTTAACCGTAATATTCAGGCCAGAGTATCCGCTCAGACTGCGCTTAACTCGGTTACTGCTGTAGGTTCCCGGCTCATGGGTGGAGCATTAAGCCTCGTTGGCGGTATTCCAGGGCTGGTTCTGCTTGGTGCCGGTGCCTGGTACACGATGTACCAGAATCAGGAACAGGCCAGATTATCCGCTCAGGAATATGCAAACACCATTGATGCAGTCCGTGAAAAGACAAAATCAATGTCCCTGCCCGAAGTTTCTGATAATGAGACCAAAACCCGTCAGGCGCTGGAGGAGCAAAACCGTCTTGTTGATGCACAGGCATCAAAAGTAAAAAGCCTGAAGGAAGAGATCGCGGGTTATCAGTATGTTCTGTCCAACCCCGGGCCGACAACCAGTGGCGGTTTCATGATAAACCACCTTACTTCGGTTGAAACGGTCACCCGTAGTCTGGAAGAAGCGACTTCCGCTCTGGCCGTTGAACAGGAGAGGCTGACTCAGATGCAGGCTAAGTCTGAGTCGATCCAGTCGGTACTGGAAGGGATAGAGAACAGGCGAATAGCATTAATCCGGCAGCAGGCCGCAGAACAGAATTCAGCATATCAATCGTTATTAATGATGAACGGTGAGCATACTGAATTTAACCGTTTGCTGGGTCTCGGAAATAATCTCCTCATGGCCCGGCAGGGGCTGGTAAACGCACCACTACGCTTACCACAGGTAGACCTGACAACCCAGCAAACGGCTGCACTGGAAAAAAGCCGCCGTGACCTGGCGCTTTCAAAACTCAAAGGAGAGGACAAAGAACGCGCACGACTGGGTTACGCTGCGGATGACCTGGGGTTAACTAACGATCCTCAGTTTCAGACCGGACGGCAGGAGTTGATTAATAACGGCCTGAATGTATGGAGAAACAACCAGGAAAATAAACCCAAGCCAAAAGGAAGGCATGGGAAAACCGAGGCGGAGAAAACCGAAGATACCTATACCCGGCTGATTAAACAGCAACGGGAGCAAATTGCTCTTTCCAGCCAAAACACTGAACTGGCAAAGATGAAATATCAGGTTACTCAAGGGGAATTATCTTCACTTGAAAAATCCAAAAAGGAAACGTTGCTGCACAATGCGGCGCTTATTGATCAGAAAAATATCGCTGAACAGTTAAAAACATTCCGCGAAGGTCTGGCCGACAGTAATGCTGCCGCCCGGGAAAGGGGGAATATCGATTTCCTCGGTGCGGGACAGGGGGATAAAGCCCGTGACCGAATGAAGCAAATGGCGGATATTCGCGCTGATTTTCTCAGGCAGCAGCGTGACTTACAGCGTGATTTCAGTCGTGGGCAGATTTCCGAAGACCTGTATAAAAAGCAAACGGAAGCGCTTAAAACGGCGCTTGCCGAACGCCTGGATATTCAGGAGGAGTATTACAAAAAAACCGATGAACAGCAGTCAGACTGGCGCGCGGGAATCAGCGACTCCCTGATGAACTATGCCGATCAGGCTTCTGATCTGAGTTCAATGGCTGCCACTGCAACCAGCGAGATTCTGGATGCCACCACAAACTCTATCTCCAACAACCTGACAAACGTCCTGACAGGCGCTGCTTCTTTTAAAGATGGGATGTCTAATATTTTCTCTTCCCTGGGCGAAACGGTGATTAAGACGCTGATCCAGATGGCAACACAGGCGTTGATCACTAAAGCGATTATGGCGTCATTTGGCGGCGGAGCGGGTGGGTTGTTCGGTAGTCTTTTTGGCGGTGCCAGCGGTGCGGCAAGTAGTGGTACCGCTATTCAAAGCGCGGGAGCTAATTTTTCATTTAACGCTCTCGGAGGCGTTTACGATTCTCCGTCACTTTCTGCCTACAGCAATGGTGTTTACAGCACTCCCCAATATTTTGCGTTTGCGAAAGGTGCGGGTGTATTCGGCGAGGCCGGGCCGGAAGCCATCATGCCGCTTACCCGTGGTGCTGATGGTTCGCTTGGGGTCAAAGCTGTTGGGCGGGAATCGCCGGCGGTACAGAACGCTGCGAGGCAGCAGCAAGAAAGACAACTTCTTTCAACTGGTGACATCAACGTCAATTACCACCTCACTGGTAAACCGGATGATGTGATGATGCAGACATTGGATGCCCACGGCCGCCGCCTGGCTAAACAGATAAAATCTGAACTGACGAGCGACGTAAACAATCCTCAAAATGCCTTCGGTAGAGCTCTTTACTCCAACCTTCAGCCCAAAAAACCACGATAACCTGCCCGGAGGGAATATTCATGGCAGATATTTTCTACCCGGACGAATACCTGCCCATGCCGCTTATGGACGGGTACGGGTTTAAGCCCATATCACCTTTGCTGCGAACGGAGATGACGTCCGGTCGCGCTCAACAACGAAGGCGATATACCTCAACACCCACCCAGGCATCGGTTAAATGGATTTTTAAAACTGATGCTCTGGCGCAGGTGTTTGAGGCGTTTTTCAGGGATGCGCTTAAAGATGGCCAGTCCTGGTTCTATCTGAAACTCCAAACCCCAATAGGGGTAAAGCCCTATAAAGCCAGGTTCGTGGATATTTACGAGGGACCGACGCTGGTCGCGCCAAAATACTGGCAGTACAGCGCAACGCTGGAATTATGGGAGCGCCCGTTACCGCCTTCAGGCTGGGGAAATTACCCGGAATGGCTGGCGGGCCAGTCGTTACTGGATATTGCGTTAAACAGAGAGTGGCCGAAGCATGACAATTCTTGAGCGACTATATGCCAGCAGCGGATCGGAGGTTATTCACGATACGCTGCAGATATCCGCAGGCGATGATAACTACTGGCTGACCAGTGGCTGGGATGACGTTTCAGTGACGCTGGAAAATGGTCAGCCGGTGACGTTTGATGCCAGCGCGATAGATATCGCCTTACCAGCCAGGAACGCCGACGGGACACAGGATTTAAAGTTTGCTATCAGCAATATTGACGGACGGGTTTCAGAGGCGATCGATAAAATTCTGGATGAAATGAAATCAGCCACGCTGACATTCCGGCGGTACATTTCATCCGATCTGTCTGCTCCGGCATCATCACCGTATACGCTCGATATCAAATCCGGCTCCTGGACCCCGACAGCAGTTCAGGTCACGGCAGGCTATATGAATGTCCTCAAAACAGCCTGGCCCCGTAAACGTTACAACCTCGCCGAGCATCCGGGCTTACGTTACTAATCTGAGGCAAATATGTTTAACCCTGATAAATACCGTTCAGTCACCTGGCTGAAGGGAGGGCGCGTATATCCGCAGCTCGACTGCTTCGGCATTGTAAATGAGATACGTCGCGACCTGGGGCTACCTGAATGGCCGGATTTTGCAGGTGTGACCAAAGACGGCGGGGGCCTCGACCGGGAAGCGAGAAAGCTGATGCTTTCGCTGAAACGTTGTGAACCCTGTGAAGGTGCCGGAGTGGCTTGCTATTCGGGCTCAACAGTTTCCCATGTCGGGATCGTTGTAATGCTCGATAACCAGCTGCAGGTCGCGGAATGCAATCCAGGCGCGGGGGTTACGTTTCTGCCACTGTCGCGATTTATCCGTCGCTTTAACCGCGTGGAGTTCTGGCAATGACGATAAAGTTTTACCCGTCCCGGCTTCCGGGTGAACCCCTTGAAACGCACGAGCATGGTGTGCTGACGCTGCATGAGTGGATGAGCAGAAATGTCCCAAGCTATTCACAGGATAAAACTCATCCTGTCGTGATCGAGCTGAACGGCCAGGCAGTCCCCCCGGCGGAATGGCCGTTATGTTTGTTGCGGCCAGACAGCGACGTGCGGATATATCCCATTCCGTATGGCACGGGTCTTGAAATTGCCGCGTGGGTTTCGGTGGCCGTATCCATTGCGTCTACGGCCTATGCATTATTCTTTGCCCCTAAACCAGAGCTGGGCGGCTTTTCATCCAGTAACGCTTCATCGCTGGATCTGAATCCGGCTAAAGCCAACACAGCGAAGCTTGGCGATCCCGTTAGGGAGGCTTTCGGGCGAAACCGGATCTACCCGGATTACCTGGTACAGCCGGTAACGCGATTCGACCCCGCTGATCCAACCAGAATGACGGTCGAAATGTTTGTCTGCCTTGGATATGGGCGTTTCTCCTATACTGGTGGGGATTTTCGGGTAGGAGAAACTCCGGCGCTGACCTTAGGCGAGGGCTTTTCATATACCAGCTATGGGCCCGGCGATAATGTGGCTGGTGATCGTCGCAGTGAGATATGGTTCAACTCAACGGAAGTTGGGGGAACGTCGAGCGGCAGCGGCCTCGATATGGCTCAGACTGCCCCTGAAGCCAGTGATATCCTTGCTGATGCCATGACCGTCAGCGGTGCCTCTGTCTCGTTTTCTGGCCTCGATGTCGATGATGATAATGATGAAGACGAGGATGAGAACAAACTTCCTCCTGGCTGGATCGCCGGTGCAATTGTCACCCTGAAAGCGCCAGTGAATTATCAGGTATCCATCGAGGGCGGTTTTAACGTGCTGACAGGCGACGTCGTGTCAGAGATTGCGCCATTCAGCGGAATGCCTGTCACCCTAACGTTTAACGGTACTGACTATGACCTGCAGATCGCCACGTATACCCCTCACCAGGACGCCGTTCCGGGAACAGGGGGAGCGACTGCGGTATTACGCGCCAGTGCCTCGCCGTCAACGTATGACTTTACGACAACCAGCCAGACCTTTGCTCTGACCTGGCAGAGTATCACCTATACCATATCTCTGGTCGCCAACTACGGCACAATGTCTGGCTTGCTCGCAGCGATTAACGGCGGGTTGAATGGTTCGGGGCTCATTGCTCAGGATGATGGCGGCGTGATACGTATCGTGGAGATCTCCAGCCCCTGGCGTGGCGGTTCCATTACGTCATCATTCCTGCCTGCGTCAGTATTTGGCGACAGCCCGGTATTTACAGCTGGTACAGCATCCAGCGGCGGAAGCCCTGCGGTAACAGCCTGCGTGACGCTGGCATACGATTCTGGCACTGCCTTTTCCGGATTGCCGGAAGGCACTCAGCGGATTTCCCTGGCGCACCGTGGCAACGAATACCAGATAGCGTCTACTGATGGTCCCTCTGCGACCGTACAGCGTGTGGTTAACGGTGTCGTTGACAGCACCTGGTCAGGCTTTATGACCCGTACCGTCGTGGATTTTGCCGCGTCTGGTATTAACGATAATGAAACCTGGCTCGGCCCCTTTCTGGCCTGCCCGCAAAATGAAGTTGTGGATGCCTTCGAGGTCAACTTTGCTTTCCCAAACGGAATTTGCGGGTTCCAGAACAACGGGAATAAGCGGGTCCGCCATGTCGAGTATGAAATCCAGTATCGCGTTTATGGTTCCGGATCAGGGTGGACGAGTAAGCCAGGGGTTTACGCGCTTAAAAACATTAATGGCCTCGGTTTTACAGAGCGTTTTGATCTGTCCTCTCCTGGGCTGGTGGAGGTTCGATGCCGCCGCCGTAACGAGCAGGGGAGCAACAACGCGAGAGACAGCATGTTCTGGCAGGCGCTCAGAGGTCGTTTGCTTTCCCGTCCGACCTCCTACGCAGGGATATCAACAATAGGGATCACGGTTGAAACTGGCGGCCAGCTGGCGGCGCAGTCAGACAAGCGTGTGAGTGTTGTCGCCACACGAAATTATGATGGCGGTGGTGACAGGACAATCAGCGGTGCGTTCCTGCATCTTGCCCGCAGTCTGGGATATCGCGACGACCAGATCGACATTGCGGCGCTCAGTACGCTGGAGGCTACCTACTGGACGCCAAGGGGAGAATATTTTGATCACAAGGCAAGCAGTGACAGCACGTCAGCAAAGGATATTTTCGACAAAATAGCCGAGGCTGGCATGGGGTATTTTCTGCTGTCTGACGGGTTGCTTTCTGTCGGGAGAGAGGGCGTCAAAAGCTGGACAGGGATCATTACTCCTCAGGATACCGTGGAGGAAATGCAGACGTCATTCAGGGTCCCGTCGGAGGATGATTTTGATGGCGTGGATGTGAAATATATCAACCCTGTGACCTGGGCGGAGGAAACCGTACAGTGCCGGACGCCGGAAAATCCTTTTCCGCGCAAAACGGAGGCATACACCATTGATGTTGCCATGACTGCAGATCGCGCCTGGCGTATCGGGATGCGTCGGTTAATGAAATATCTCCACCAACGCCGAACGTATACGGCTACGACTTCGATGCTGGGATGGTGTCATGACTTCGGTGATCACATCATTTTGTCCGACGACATTCCAACCGGGAAAACCCCAAAGTTGCCTGATTGACGCGATGATTTACGACTTCCAGGAAATCACGCTGCACGTCACGGAGCCACTGGACTGGAGCTACGCGAATCCTCGCTGCTGGATACAGTTTCAGGACGGTCGACCATCATCGCGAATGCTCACGCCGCAACGGGTAGATGATTTCACGCTGACGGTGCCGTACAACGACGACCTGCATCCGGATGACTGGATAATGGATGACCCAGATATTGATCCGCCGAAGTTATTGTTCTGCGACAGTGAAAAGGGTGCGCGGCATGGGATAGTCCAGGAGGTTGCCCCATCGGGTGACAGCAACTGTCAGATTACTGCACCTGAATATAAAGAAATTTTCTACCAGTACGACGACGCCACATACCCCGGCGACGTCGCTTAATACCAAAAAATCCCTTTCAACTTTTCTTTCGCTCAAACCCTCGTTTGGGCGAAGCCTCTTTTTGGAGCAAAAAACATGGCCGAACTTAACCCGCCTTTGAGAACGACGACGCCTGAAATATTCCTGGATAACGTCAAGCGCGCTGACGAGCTGGTTAACGGTCCGGCCGGAACGGTTAACGACCGCGCAGGCGAACCGCTCGATACCTGGCGCCAGATGATGGCGAAAAACGATGAGGTCAGGCAGAACCTTATCCCGCTCAATAAGCAATACCAGACGCTGGAAGCGGCGCAGGCGGATATCGCGAATATTCCGGTGGGCTCGACCACGTACTACCGTAGCCCGGACGACAGCGCGCTCGCAATCGAGGTGATGAACGTTGGCGGGACGCTGCAGCCTACCGGGCGCCGTATGCCTTCATATGACCTGGTGGCGGCCATCAGCCAGGCGGTAACGGCGGAGGTCGTGGCCCGAACAGGTCTGATATTCAGCAGCGATGACCAGACCATGCTCTCTTTATGCGATGAATGGGGATATGAAGCCGGGCGGATCACTGAGAATAGTTTCGAAACGAGAAAACTCAGACTGATCCAGTCAGAGACAGGGCCGCTACTGACGCTGGTTGATGATTTCGGTTATGCGGTGAATCTGTTTTCCGAAAGAGGCGCGCTGGTTGCCGGAAATAATGAGTTGTCAGATTCAGAGTCGCTTATTTCCTTCCCTGATGAATTCGGGAACGAGCTGATTCTGGTTGATAAGCAGGGGCGGCTGTATGCCGGGGATAACATCATATTTGACGCGCCGGACTGGGCACGCTGTACCGTTGACCCCTTCGGGTATGTTATCGAAGGCGTGAAATTAAATGGTGATGTGGTCAGCAAGAATGGAGGCGGCGGTAGCGTCGAACCTGTGCCCTCTGTACTGGAGAGCAGCGCAGCAGCGCACTGGCTGTTTGGCTATGAGTCCACGTCGTATACAAGCCGTGTGGGGTATAAAACGCTGACACCGCAGGCCGCGCCGGAATTCAATAACAATTACATTTCGATCTCCGCCTGGGGCGGCGCGCTGATGACCGATATCCCCGATGCCGGGGAATACACTGTCTGCGCGGTGGTCAGGGTACCTGAACAGGCTCCGTTAACCGACTGCGTGGTGATTTACGGCACACAGAACGGGTATTCACTTCGGGATGACGACGACACCTACACCGGCAATCAGCTGTCGATGTTTTCCGACAGGGATGATCGGCGATGGCTGCGTGTGAAAAATTCCGGTTACCGGGGAACGTCCCGGCATTATCCGACACTACAGCCGCCTGTCGGCCAGTGGCTGTTCATTTCACATGTGGTGAAACTTGAGGGCAGCGGACTGCGTTACCAGGCAATCAGCGTGGGTGGCGAAGAATATCAGATGCTGCGCGAGGCGGATGCAGATCGCCTGATTCTTTCCGGCCGCAACATCGCCATTGGCAACGGGTGGTGTGATAACGCCATGTTCAAAACCAAAAATCTCGACATCGCTGAATTCATCTACTTCGACCATTCGCTTTCTGCGCAACAGGTCCAGGCCGTTTATCACAATTCCCGCCAGCGTATGGCTGAGCGCGCACTTAACTTACAGTAAAGGAGTCTCCCTATGGGCACAGCAATTATGGCCGCTGGCACTGATGCATCAGCGTACGCAAATAATTATCTTCCGCCGGTCACTGGCCCGCTAGCCTGGGCCAATCTGGAAAGCGATCTGCTGCCGGCAGGTCGGCGCCTTAAAAACTTCGGTAGCCTCGGAGGTACCTTTGCGCTGTCCGGTATTGCTCAGCTGGTAGCAAAAGGTGTTGCAGCGGCAGCGGGTACGGAAAGCCGTCTGACTCTGGGTACCTTTACGCCGGATGCTTACACCTTCATCGTGCTGGTCGACGTGGGCCCGGATGCAGGGATACTGCGTCACCGCAATATTCGTATCAGCACGAATGCCAGCAAAAAGCTTCAGCGCGTCATGGATGCCGGTACAAGCGTTTCGGATATCACTGCGCCTGCAACGGGCGCGTTCGCCGTATTCCTGTGTGGTGACAGCACCGGGCATGCGTTTGGTATTGTGACGGCTTCAGGTATTCAGAAATCCACCTCCACGGCGGTGAACAGCGGGACGACTGCCACCTGGATGGGAGGGACCAATCAGGCAGGCCTGGCAGCAGCATGGGCAGGCTATGGTTCGGCTTTCTATGACCGAAAGCTCAGTGACAGTGAAATGGAGCGGGTGGCAGAACGCCTTATTAAACGGGCGCGTTATCTGGGAGTAACGGTGAATGGCTGATTTGTCGATTTCGGTTATTTCAGACCAGGCATCTGAGAGCAATCAGGCGGGGTGGTGGCATCCCCTTGACAGCTTTCAGGGAGTGGAATGTTACGGGCTGTGTAAAGAGTACGGTACCGCCGGTTATCATCAGGTCGAAATCGTTCGCCGTGATGCCGATGGTACTCTCACGCGGGGGAATGTGTAAGAACGTCGACGGGACGGTCGCGGAATTTAACAATGACGTGGGCCATAATCAGCCATCTGTGGTTGTGGACGGTGCGGGATATATCCACGTGTTTACGTCGATGCACGTTAACCTGCTGCGGTACTTTCGCAGCGTGCGCCCTGGCGACGTGTCGCAAATGGTGGATGCGACCCTGGACTTTCCGGATGTGGACTGGGTCTGGACGTACCCGATCACCGGCAGAGGTCCCGATGGTGATGTGTATTGCCTGATGCGGGTCGCCAGCCGGAGCACCACCGGGGAAAATAAACGCGGGGGTATCCTTTACCGCTTTGACGTCGGCACGCTGCGATGGACCCGTTATGCGCATGTGGCTGAAACAGCCAACCGCGCTATTTACCCCGGATGATATAGCCATTAACGAGGATGGCGTCCATCTTCTGTTTCAGTGGTCGGCCTACCCGTCGTCTGCCGTCCGGCATGTTGGGGAATATGGCGTCATTGGTACCGATGGACTGATGAGAACGATAAATAACACGCCCCTGCCAATGCCGGTAACGCAGGGACAGCTGGCGTATAAGCCATTGCAGCCGGGTGAAAACCCGGCGATAAGTGACGGGCTGAAAATGGGGATTCAGTCTGCGAAATTTGCGTTTGATGGCGAGGGGTTGTCGCATATCACTTACCGTTTCAGAACCGTGGATGATCCTTCCGGGACCTGGTTCAGTAAGTTTGGGGTCTACGTTGCAACATGGGCGGGGTCTGCATGGAGCGAGCAGCAGATCGCATATGTCCCGCCGGAGAGGGGGGAACACTTCTGCAGCACTGGCGGCAACCGTTCAGGGGGGCAAACGGAGGGTGTATTTTTCGGTGGAATACACGTCTTCCGGGAATACTGTCGCTGTCATTGTCCTGGCGGAAAATGCAGGTTCTGGATGGGTCTACTCGGTACTTGGCAACAGCGCCCCCCACACTTCTGCGCCTGGGATCTGCGCCAGGAAACGGCGGTGATGTGCTTTACGTCTCAGCACCATTTGAGGCTAAGGTGTATCGCTATTTTGTGCCGGAAGATTATTCCCCGGCTCAGCAATTCACGAGTTTTGATGTGCTGCTGTCGACTCTGGTGTAATTAAAAAATCCCCCGGAGGCACGCCGGGGGGAAAGGTGATAAATGACATTATTGCTGTGTGCGTCTTTGCGCTCATCTATCTTCCAAGAAGATGCCTAAAGCTTCCAGATATTTCTGGTCTGAGCAGTTAAAACATTGGATCGGCGGCCTATGTGATAGGAGGGGGTGAAGACGATTTATAAATATTTTCCAGCCGGTTAAGTTTGCTCACCTGCGAACCGTATGCAAGAGATCGCAGGTGAACAATTTGCTATGAAGGCATTGCCATAGCTGAAAAATTTTAACCTCGCATTGTTCGCAAAACCATCAAACAGCTAAGGGCTGATAACACTTTAAGACTTACCTTACTCGTTACATCAATATGTTACGGAAATGACATAAATTGATAGCCAGAACCTATATTGATTCTCCTCTCGGATAAAACTACTTTGTGCGCAACCAGTATTGACCAGGAGGCTACCATGCTCCAGCACAAAATCAGGGAGGCGTTCTGCGCCTCTATCTCTCGCAACCCGAAAGGGTATCAGTACCTACGCACCAGTGACTTTGTCAACTCTCTGCGCCGGCGCGGCATCCACTTATCAGAGGTGGAAGCTAACTCCTGGACAGCGCGGGAACAAACGTATTTCGTCGATAAGACGCCTGACCATAGCGAAAACAGGCTGTGGATGATGGCAGGGATGGGGAGGGGCTCTGATGGTGCTAGTCAGGGTTGTTGGAGACTCCAATCCATAGTTTTATGACGCTTATGGTAAATAGTGCGAGGATGACAAATACAACGCTTGAGGTGATCAGAAGAGTAGTCATAGTGAGCCTTATTAATAGTGGTTATTATTCAGGCAGCTCATTTAGTGAATAGTTCAAAGTGTGTTGCACATAGGCCAACCCGGCAGCTAATGTATGCTGCTGCCGGGTGGGCGTGGGCTCAGGCAGGGGGAGCACCGCTTTTGATTCTACTCAATGTTTTTGCTTTTCTGCAACTTATCGAATTTCTCATGCAGCGTTTTCGGAAATAGCTCAGTGTAAACCTGCCACAATATATTGAGTGAACGATGTCCTGTGACCTGCGCTACCTCTTCAATACTGAATCCTGCTTCAAACAGACGGCTTGCCCCTTCGCGCCGTAGATCGTGATATCTCAGATCCTCAATCCCCAACTCGTCACGAACGCGCCGATACATGGCTGTTATACTTTTCGGATTGAACGGGAATACCCTGTCGTCAACACGAGGCTGCATCGTCAATATCCTCCAGGCATCACCAAGTAAGGGCACTAACATGTGGTTGCCGATTTTTTTCCTCGGGTCCTTCCTGTCTCTAACGATAACAGAACGCTGAATATCGTCCACATCCTCCCAGAGAAGACGACAAACCTCTCCAACCCTCATACATGTAAGTATGGAAAACATAAATATTTGATGTAATGGCGCCCCGGTGTATGCCGTTTCGGCCTTAACTTTAAGAACTTCATACAACCGATCAACCTCGGTAGCGCTTGCGCGGCGACTACGTCGCTGTGAAGGACCTGTGATCCCCATATTTCTCAACCAAACTTTAGCGTCAGATAATTCGTTCAAATTAGCTGGGGCGCCAAAAAGTGGCTTGGCCGCTTCAAGCGCAACACTTAAATACGATACGTCCTGAGAGATAGTGGAAGGCGCAAGTCCTTGCGCTTTTCGGGTCTGGCAGTGCTCGATAATATGTTTTGCGGTCAAGTCCGTAAGTTTGATTTCTGCCAGAAAGGAACGGCCAAGCGTGCGGAGAGAGCTTCTTTTTGATGCACCGAGCGTTATGTTTGGATGGTTTTCATACTGAGTAAGCAGGTCACCAACAGTTATAACAGAGATCTCTTTCATCTCTTTTTCTGGCTCTGGGAGACCATGCTCTTCAATGTATGCTACACGTTTAGCCCCCCAGGACTTCGCAAGGGTGTTCTTGGAGAAGGTTTTGTTCTCCCGGTGGACGTACTTACCATTTTGTTTAACGGCTACAGTACAGCGATAACGGGCAGTTCCATCGCTGCGTAATCTTTTCTCTATGGTGAAGAAAGCCATATCCAAACCTTAAACTGTGGGGTGCTGTGTGGGGTGCTGATAACAACATAATGGGTTAAAACGGGTGAAAATAGCCTAAAATATAACTGTCTCGATATCCAGTATATTTTTATATATGACTGATATTATTATATATATTTTATAGGGTCTGATTTATGGCTACGATTGAACATCGCCACGAACTGCGCCAGCGGGAAGACCATCACGATAAACCCGGCCATCTCTTTCATCGGCTCAATCATCAACTGCGGCAGGTCGGCCTGGCGGCGAATTTTGCCGGTGGCGATGCCGTATGCCAGCGACACGACAAAGAAGAAAAAGATAATTAGCGGCACGATGCCTTTGATAAACGGCGAGGGCATGACCGTATGCTGAACCGGATCGCGAAGAATACCGTTTTCGGGGACCACCATCAGGGCGATGACCGCCACGAATACCAGCGTCGCCACGCCGGCGATGCGCAGGCCGAACCGCTCCCCGGGCGTCAGCGTCTGCAGCTTTTCATCACGACTGCCTTGCCACTGGCCCAGCCGCGGCTCGACCAGCTTATCGGTGATCAGTCCGCCGACGAGCGTCAGAACGATCACCGAGGTCGCCATAAAGTACCAGTTGTCGATCACGCTGACGTGCAAAGAGGCATCGATGGACTTTGCCGCCTCGGTGCTGATCCCGGAGAGCAGCACGTCGGTGGTGACAATCAGTAGATTGGCGGTAAAGCCGCAGCCCACGCCGGCTATCGCCGCCAGCAGACCAGCGACAGGATGCCGACCGACGGCAAGAAACATCAGCGCTCCCAGCGGCGGCATAATCACCAGCGCCGCATCGGAAGAGATATGGCTGAAAAAGGCGATAAACAGCACCATATAGCTGGCATAGCGGGCGCTGACGTGCGAGGCCATCTTGACCATCAACGCCGGTAACAGGCCCACCCGCTCGGCAAAGCCGGCGCCCAGCACCAGGGCGAGGATCGCCCCCAGCGGCGCGAAACCGCTGAAGTTTTTAATCACGTTCGGCAAAAACCAGTGCAATCCTTCCACGCTGAGCAGGTTTTTGACCACCACCCGCGAACCGTCAGTTGGGTTTTGTACCCCAACGTTGAGGGCGGAGAGGATTGCCGTGGCAGCGATCAGCACGGCGATGAGATAGATAAACAGCAAAAACGGGTGCGGGACCTTGTTACCGATCTTCTCTACCCAGCCATAGCGCTTTCCGCCGGGGGAAGATGACGGTATGGATGACATACTCAT